ATCAGCAAGCAAGATATTGTTTGGTGGAAAATGGGCTACTGTAGTCAAGGAGAATACGAAGGACGAATCATTATTCCATCGTTTGATGAAGAGGGTGATTTGAGTTATTTCGTTTCCAGATCTTATGATAAAGCGTTTTATCCAAAATATAAAAATCCGCCCGCAAGTAAAAATATTATATTCAACGATTTGTTCGTTGATTGGAGCTCGGATATAATTCTTGTTGAAGGAGTTTTTGATGCAATTATCGCGGGCCGTAATGCAGTTCCTGTTCTTGGATCCACATTAAACCAAAGTTCATTATTGTTGAGGAAAATTGTTAAAGAAGACGCAGGAGTCTACATTGCTCTCGATCCTGATGCAAAGAAAAAAGAACTCGAGATTATCAAGACTTTATTGGATTTTGACATTGAAGTATGGAAGGTGGACATCGCCGACAACGACGATGTGGGCTCCATGAGCAAAGAGCAATTCCAGAAATGCCTGGAAAATGCGACCCTTATCACTTCGGACAACTATTTATTGTTGACACTTGCAATGTCAGTGTAAAGGAATAACATAAAATGAAACAACTTGTATTAGATAGTTTGGCTCTGGGTAAGAGCGTTTTGCTTTTGCGTGAGCCTCTCAAGCTTTATGTGCTTTTGGGCGCGAATGGTGCTGTGGCACTTCTTGCTGGTCTTGTGCTAGGCCACTGTTCCCTGCTTTAGGAGCGAGAAATGAAAATCACCAAACAAAGACTAAGAGAGATTATTAAGGAAGAACTGGGCGCCCTGAGTGAAGGCGATTGGGCTAGTGCGTCGAAGCAACACGGCCTAGGCACCGGCGCCGCGCCACGAGGCCCTTCTCGAGACGAAAAACCTTTTCAGGAGAAGCAGCGCGTCTCGGCCCCGGGCCGCGGCGAAGGAACCATACATAGCGTTTGGAAGCATAACAAAGCCGGCTGGGTGGCCGACGTAAATTGGGATGATCCGCAGCACCCTAGAAAGGAAACGATACCGGCCGGCCGACTGTCTCTGGCGGAGTGATAAATGAAAATCACTAGGCAAAGACTCAAAGAGATTATTAGGGAAGAGCTGGCTAATGAAGCCCGCCTCCCGGCCTGGGAACGACCGGGGTACGAAGAGTTCCCGCCAGGAGAAGACCCGGGCACCATTAGGTCGGACCTTGTTGCGAGATTAGAAAATATGCCAGCTTCTCAAAATCCAGAACTAGTGGCGTCGACGATTAAGCAGCTTGAGAGTCAAGAATTAACATCCAAAGAACTCGCAAAGCTCGGCGGCCTCGTCGATCGACTTGGAGCATAAAAAATGAAACTAACCAAACAAAGACTAAAAGAGATTATCAAGGAAGAACTCGGCTTAGGTGACCTTCAGACGGAGCCCCGCCACGAAGGTGGCACTCCTGAGGAGCGACTGCTAAACAAACTCTTGATCGTTTCAAACATTGGCGTCGGCGAAGGTGGAGCAGCTGCTGCCGAGAAGCTCGGTTTGGGCGGTGACGAAGAAGTCATTGCTTATCTGGACAACCTGTTGGGCAACCAGATGTATCGCGATTAATATAAAAATAATCCTTGACACCACCTACCCATCCTGTATACTAGTATCATAGCTTAGGGGATAACTGTTTGTACAAGATAGCACACATAGCAGACACACACATAAAGAATTTAAAGTTTCATTACGAGTATAAGATCGTATTCGATCAATTATATGAAACACTACGAAAAGAAAACGTAGACTACATCGTACACTGCGGCGACATCGCCCACACCAAGACACAGATTTCCCCAGAGTTCGTTGAGCTTTGCTCCGACTTCTTTGCAAATCTAGCTAGCATCGCGCCCACATACATCATTTTGGGCAACCACGACGGCAACTTAAAGAATAGCACGCGTCAGGACGCCCTCACACCGATTGTGAAGGCTTTAAACTTGCCGGACCTACATCTGCTTAAGAACGCAGGAGAAGTCCTTGTAGGGCCGCACATCGCCTTTAACGTGCTATCGGTTTTTGATGAGGAAAACTGGGTTAAGCCGAGCGATCCTAAGAGAATAAACATCGCGCTTTATCACGGCTCTGTTTCGGGTGTGAAGACCGACACCGGATGGGTGATGACTCACGGTGATCACGACGTGGGCATCTTTGGCGATCACGACTATGCGTTACTTGGCGATATTCATAAGACAAACCAGATCCTCGACGAGGATGGTCGCGTGAGATACCCTGGCTCAACTGTTCAACAGAATCATGGCGAGACAAATGATAAGGGATTCTTGATTTGGGAAATTGAAGATAAAGATTCTTTCAGTGTGAAACATCATGTTTTGCTCAATCCAAAACCATTCGTAACACTCGAACTCACACCAAAAGGGAGGATACCCAGGAAGACCAATGTCCCCTCGAGCGCCCGTTTACGACTTGTCAGCAACAACAACTTACCACTGGATGTAATGCGCAAGGCAGTTGATATTGCAAAACATCGCTTTAAGCCGGAGAGCATCACGTTCTTAAATCGTGCAGCGGGGGAACGTGGGACAGTTGAGATTGGAAAGACTTTTAAGGTCGAGAATTTACGAGACAAAGGAGTTCAGCAGAATCTTATAAGGGAATATCTTACGGACTATGAACCATCCGAGGAGATGTTGGAACGAGTATTCGATCTTAATCGTAAGTATAACTCACAGATTGAGGAGACCGAAGAAGTCGCACGCAACATTAACTGGAGCCTTAATAAATTTGAATGGGATAATCTGTTCAATTACGGCGTTGGCAACAGTGTTGATTTCTCTAAACTAAATGGAATCGTTGGCATTTTCGGAAAGAATTTTTCAGGAAAATCTAGTATTATTGATGGATTACTTTATACAATGTTTAATACTACGTCGAAGAATGAACGTAAGAATTATAACATTATTAACCAGCATACAAAAGATTGCCGAGGATCTGTTGAATTACAAATTGGTGATAAAACATATTCCATTGAGCGAACTTCTGAGAAGTATGTAAAGAAACTAAAGGGCGTTGTATCTAACGAAGCCAAGACAAATCTGGAGTTCTCGGGCCTTGACCCGGAAGTGGGGGAACCAACAAGCCTTAATGGCTTAAGCCGCGTCGAGACAGATGCTCAAATTCGGAAGCGGTTTGGAACAGTTGAGGACTTCTTGCTTACTTCAATGTCGAGTCAGCTTGATAATTTATCGTTTATTAAAGAGGGCTCTACTCGTAGGAAGGAAATCCTCGCTAAGTTCTTGGATTTAGAGATTTTTGAAAGAAAGTTTAAGCTAGCTCAAGAAGACTCAGCAGATCTTAAAGCCCTCCATCGGCGTCTTGCGGACACTAACTATGATAATGATATAGCAATTGCTGAACTTCAGAGGGATGAAGCACAAATAGATTTGGGTAAAGAAGTTGTTATCTGTGACGAACTGAGGCAAGACTTATCTAACGCAGAATTAGAATATATTTCTTTGACAGAGCAAATCGATTCTATTCCCGCAGAGCGTCTTGATATTAAATCTTTGCTAGAAACACGAACAGCACTTGAAAATAAAATTGAAGATACTAACATTAATATAGTTGAACTCAAAAGCGAGAATGCCGATTATGATAGAAAGCTCAAAAAGTATGATGACTTCCTCACTACTATTGATATTGAAGAACTATTAGATCAGAAAAAAGAATTTGATGAATTTAAAAATAATTATGAGGATATTGTTTCTCGTGCTAGATTGCTAGACAATGAATATAAGACAATGAGTAAAAAGATTTCATTATTAGACGAGGTCCCGTGTGGGTCTGAGTATCCAATGTGTCAGTTTATTCGTGATGCCCATTTGGCCACTGTAGAAATTCCATCACTTGAAGTGGACATAATTGATAGAATAGAAGAAGCAAAGGGGTATAAGACTAAAATGGTTTCGGCTAATTCAGCAGAACTTATAGAACTAATCGACAAGTATAACGGAATTATTATACAAAAGAATAATTTTGAAATTGAAAAACGTGATAATAGAGTTTCTATTGAAAAATTATATGCAAAAATCAAGAACTATAAAAATGATTTTTTTGCTACAAACGAGAAGATTGATTTATACGAAGAGAAAAGAGAGTTAATTAAGAATATTGAAAAGTTACTTTCTGAGCGTACCAGCGTTCAAGAGAGTATCGACTCTACTAAAGATTCTATAGTAGCATGTGAAGATTATATAAACCAGCATCACCGCAGCATCGGATCGCTTGAACAAAAGGTCGAGTCTTTAAGAGAAAAAAAGGTAGAGCGCACCAACATTCGTGAGGAGTATGCTGCTTATGATTTGTTTATGCGTTGTGCGCATTCCAATGGAATTGCTTATGATATTATTAAGAAGCGGCTCCCTATCATTAACGAAGAGATTGCTAAAGTTATTTCTAATATTGTTGATTTCGAGGTTTTCTTTCAAGAGGATGGCCGCAAATTAGATATTCTTATTAAACACCCCAAGCACGAGCCTCGCTCAATTGAAATGGGCTCCGGAGCGGAAAAAACAATTGCTGCCATGGGAATTCGTTTGGCTCTTCTTAGTGTTTCTAATCTTCCGAAGGGAAATATTTTTATCCTCGATGAGCCGGGAACTGCTCTTGATGCTGAAAATATGGAAGGCTTTATACGCATCCTCCAATTAATTAAAATGTATTTTAAGACAGTTATACTTATCTCACACGTTGACTCCCTGAAAGATATAGTAGATCTGGAGATCACAATTGACAAAGATAATGGATACGCCCGCGTTAGCCAGTAAAGTTTAGACATACTTCTTATTTGGCCCTAATTATAAAGAAGGAGCTGAATAAAATGAAACACTTACTAGACAAGGGTCTAAACAAGATTATTTCTCGTAAGCTACTGGCTTGGGTGACGGCGTGTTTATTATTGGGATTCGCCGATTTAGCGTCAGAAGACTGGACGATGATCACGGTTGTCTATATTGGAACTCAAGGAGTGGTTGATATGGTGGCGCGCCTGAAGGGGGTCGACTGATGAAGTGGCTAGCTTTTAAAGCTTTTATAAAGAAAGCTTGGCTTAAGGCGAAAAAGTTTTGGTGGCTAATTGTTCTTGGGCTTTTGTTTGTGGTGGGAGCTCTCATCGGCGCATTAACCCGTAATGCAGCATTTCTTACAAGTATTGTGGGGCTGATGGCATCAAAAGAGCAGGCACACGACGCAGAGATGGAAACTATAGAACGGATCCACGCCGCCGAAATCGTAGAGAAAAACAAAAGGTTAGCAGAGCACCAGAAAAGAATGGTTGAGTTAGAAGAAGAATTCGCCAACCGCGGCGAAGAGTTAGATGGCAAGAAGAAAGACGAGCTTAAAAAATTAGTAGATGAGAGTTATAATGATCCCGAGAAATTATCAAGAGAAATAGCGGCAGCGTTTGGACTGAAACATGGTTAAAAAGATATTGTCACTTTATTTGATTGTATTCCTGGCTTTTCCGTCGATGGCAATTGCCGATGAACCGGAAGAAAAACCAGAATATGATGTGACCTCGCTCAAAGCCGGCGATCCTGCACCATTTGATGGTGTCTTATTATCTATTGATGCGGCAGCTAAAATAGCAGTTGATAAAAAGTTTGAAGATGCTGAGTGTGATTTGCGAATTAGCTATGAACTACATCTTCAGGCTGAAAGATTTCAGTTACAATTGGACTTTAAAGATATTGAAATTCATTCTTGGAAAGATAAATATGAGTCTATGATGATTCTTAAGGTTGCTGAAAACGAAAGATTACAAGAACTTGTACTTAAGCAAAAACCAGGCACCGAGCCGTTTATGGTTGCTTTGGGATTTGGTATTGGAACTCTTACCTCTCTGGGGATATTCGCTATATCGACGGAGATTGTAAAAAGTGAGTGAAGATATAGTTTTTAGGGACCGAGGCGCGCTTTTAAATTTTGTTGAAAACAACGCAAATATTCTCGCCGATCACGTAGATGTTACAAGTTCAGCCGGCAATGTTGCGTACAATATAGTATTTACCGAGGGTTTTCAAACCGATGGGTCTACAGGCCTCGCCGGAAATACAAATATTTCTTTTAATGCATCTACTAATAAGTTAGCTCTCAATGCCTCTCTTGAAACTGGCCCAGTCGGAATCACTGGGTCTCTTGGGGTAAGCGGTAGTACCACTCTCGGCGATGCGTCAGGCGACACTGTTACCATCAACGCTCAAACCATTGACCTAGCTAATGTGGCCGCAGGAACCGACAACACAGTTCTTGTTTATAATGGGTCTTCGATTGTAACCGACGAAATCGATTCACGTGTTTGGGGCTCTACGTTGGTTGATGGAACAAATGGCACCGATAATGAGTTAGCCATCTTTACCGATAGTGATTCGATCGAAGGAGATTCAAACCTGACGTGGGATGGATCTACCTTGGATGTAGGGGGTGCATTGACGGTTGATGGCAACACCACTCTTGGCGATGCTTACACCGATACTGTAACAATCCAAGCAGCTACTACTACGCTCACCCCTACTGGCAACAATCTTCCACAATTAAAACTTGAGAGCAAGAATGGAACTGTCGATAATGCCGGAGAGATCAGATTTGAAAGATATGATGATGCTGTTATCCAGGCTGGTGAAAGCTTGGGTGAAATTCTTTTCGATGCAACCGAGACGGATAATGGAACTTATTATTCAGCTGCAACGATAACAGGAGAGGTCGGTACTGGTACGTGGACCGATGCATCTTCACATCCTGGCGCGATCCGCTTTTGGACATGCGCCGACAGCGGGACAACACTTACTGAAAGAATGTCAATTGAATCAGATGGGACAGTTGCAATCAGCGCGGACAGCAATGCTTATGCTGAAATAGGAAGAGCCCGGGTAGGCTACGGAGGAGGGTATAGTGACTATGCATACTTCAGTCATGTTGATTCCACAGCTGCAGGCGAATATGCTCTTCTCCAATACCACGACGGAAAAACCTTTCTGAATGCCGCCACGGGCGAGGCGATCTATTTTAGAATTAATAACGTCAACGGGATGACTTTGGATTCAAGCCTCGATCTGAACCTCGACAACAATCTAGACGTGGCCGGGACAATCACGGTCACCACGCAGCCCGCCTTCAGCGCATACGGCAATGCGGACCAAGCTCTCGCCGCAGCGACCTGGACCACAATTGAGTTTAATGTAGAGGATTATGATGTAGGAGGCGATTTTAACACCACTACCGATACTTTTACAGCCCCAACGACTGGAAAATATATGCTGTCGACCCAGGTACGCCTATCAAGCGTCGATAGCAGTAGCTCCCAATATGTATGGATAAAAATAATAACCAGTAATCGTACCTATTTCCACCTGAACGGAGTGAGGTACCGCGACGGCGGCGCCTATTCAACTCCTGCTTTGTCGGTGGTGGCTGATATGGATGCTAGCGATACTGCTTATGTTCAGGTACTTGTTAACGTTGGTACAAGTACCACTCAAGGATCCGGCGGTGCTCAGTATACTGCATTCCAGGGATATTTATTAGGATAAAATTATGAAAAGACTTACAATTGAAATAACCGACTTAGAGTACCAGGCCATGGCAGATGTGGTTTGTGATCCGCGAGAGTGGGCACGTGATGCAATAAAAGGAAAAGCGTTTAAATGTATAAATGTTGTTAAGGCTAAAGAACAAAACCGCCTTTTAGCCGATCCATTCGCGGAGACCATCCCGGCAACAGTTGATGGAATTCTGGAGTCTCATTTTGCTCAACCAGAGTACAAAACCCGCGCCGAAAGAGATGCAGAAGCCGAAGCTGCCCAAACCGCAGCCATGCACGTAGATGAGCCGCCCGGTGAGTAAAGACCAAGAATACATTCCCAAACTTGAGAAGGCAATCGCACAGAAATATGGCGAAGAAACTATTAATAATCCTCGGCGATTTTGGGACGACACTAAAGAGAAAGATTACATTACTCAATCTCAGGAAGAGCAACGTAAGTTTGCCAAATTAGCTGAAACTCAAGACAAAGTAGAACAAGACGGATTTTTAATAAACAAAAAACTACTTACTAGAGACCATAATAGGACGTGTCCTATTTGCTCTATTTATTCTTTTCATCCGCGTGATGATTTGTATATGAACAAGTTTGGAGCTTGCTTCGGATGCTATATACAATGGATTGACGGGAGAGAAGAGAGATGGACAACCGGTTGGAGACCGAATAAGGAAAATTAATATGGCTACAGTATATGAAATCATTCAAGGAATTAGTCAGGCAGCTGCCAATGCATATGACGGCGCCCATGACGAGTCCACACAGGCAGACGGTAAAGCCCGTAAAGCAGGTCTCCGACGCGAAGAGGGACACATGATTAATGATCGCCGGGTAATGGATGGCTTTGGTGTCACATTCCATGGTCCCATTTTAAGGGTAAAGTATCAAGCCGAGATACGGATCAAAGAAGTCCAGGACAAAGGCTTTGAGGACGATATCGTTCGGCAGCTAAAAGAAATTGTGAAATTTTTAAAGAAAGAATATAAGAATATAACTGGTAATACTCTAACTTTAACCAAAGAAGGAGAACATAACATTTTGGTACAGAGGATTTCTAATTACCGTACCGATTGCCAGGCGCATTGTGATTACCGCATCGGCGGCCTCACTGACGTTATCGATGTGAATAAAGGCTCAGAGGAGGACCGAGTTGAGGCGGCCATCAAAGACTGGCTCGCCCTTGGACCCAAGAATAAGCGCCCCAAGAACGATACGCGTAAAGGTAAGTAGCAAATGTTATGGGCAATGCTCTCACTAAGCAAGAGATATTAAAAGAGATCGTTAAGGCCGGGAAAGATTCGGTCTATTTTACTACAAATTATTGTCGTATTTCACATCCTCAAAGGGGCCTAATTCCCTTTAAGGCATATGATTATCAAGAAGAGCTGCTTAAAGATTTTAACGATTATCGTTTCAATATAATTCTTAAAGCGCGGCAGCTTGGTATCTCCACTATCACCGCAGCTTACATTAGTTGGTTAATGCTTTTCCATCGCGACAAGAATATCCTTGTTGTTGCCACAAAGCTTCAAACCGCCACCAACCTGGTTAAAAAAGTAAAAGCAATTATTAAGCATCTTCCGGCCTGGATGAGAATCTCAGAGATTACTATTGATAATAGAACTTCATTTGAGCTTTCGAATGGTTCCCAAATTAAAGGTTCTTCAACATCATCAGATGCCGGCCGCTCTGAGGCCCTTTCTTTGTTGGTGGTTGATGAGGCAGCACATGTTGAAAAGCTGGGGGAGTTGTGGACAGCGCTTTATCCGACATTGTCAACTGGCGGCCGCTGTATCGCTCTCTCAACCCCAAATGGTGTGGGAAATTGGTTTCATCAAAACTGTGTTGAGTCTGAAGCCGGTATCAACGCGTTTCATATGACCACCTTGTTGTGGGATGTTCATCCAGACAGAGATAAAAAATGGTTTGATAAAGAAACTAAGAATATGTCGAAGCGCCAGATAGCTCAAGAGTTAGAGTGCAACTTTAATGTATCTGGTGAGACAGTCATCCATCCCGATGATATTCAGTGGTATTTAGAACGAGCTGTGGTACCAGAATATCGAACAGGATTTGATAGAAACTATTGGATATGGAAAAGGTATGATCCCGAAAAGCCTTATCTTATAGTGGCAGACGTTGCGAGAGGTGACGGTAAGGACAATAGCGCCTTTCATATATTTGAACTAGAGACAATGGAAGTGGTGGCTGAATACGTTGGAAAACCGACCCCCGATGATTTCGCAGATATTTTACATAACGTTGCCGGCGAGTATGGAAATCCAATGTTGGTTATAGAAAACAACAACATAGGCTACGCAGTACTTAAAAAATTACTTGATAAGGGGTATCATAACTTGTATCACTCAAGCAAAGGAGATCATCTCTATGTTGATCCGGTTACGGCACAATGGCAATCAAATGTGCTTCCGGGGTTTACAACCTCTTCTAAGACGCGACCTTTGATTGTCGCGAAGATGGAAGAGTTTATGAGAAACAAACTAATTAAGATTAACTCAAATCGCTTACTTTCTGAAATGAAAACGTTTATTTGGCATTCCGGGAGACCACAGGCGATGCGCAGTTATAATGATGATTTGGTTATGTCATTTGCAATTGGATGTTGGGTGAGAGATACAGTGATTGTGGAGAGCCAAAAGAATGTGGAATATAGCAAGCAGTTCATATCTTCTATTTCTACGTCAAAAACGGAGATCTCAACAACAATTCCAGGAATGAGCGGACACAAGATGACAAAAGAAAATCAACGAACATTGCAGGGAGCCGAGTTTAATGAACAATATCTCGGACTTATTAAGGGATAAATAATGGCCAAGAACGAGAAAAACACAAGAAACCCAACAGCGCCTCTGTTTAAGAGGTTAACGAGACTCTTATCTGGTCCAATTATAAACTACCGCGCTCAGCTTGGCCGCCAGGAACGTAGAGGTGATTTAGATAAATATCGTTATCGGTTTAGATCTTTAAGTGGTCAAGAGTTTAAAAGAGCCGACAACAACATGTCGCAGAATTATAACTTGTTTACGTCAGCTGCCTTTAGGAATCAAAATCGTGCAGAGCGTTATGTTGACTTTGAACAGATGGAGTATATGCCAGAGATTGCGTCGGCTATAGATATTTATGCTGATGAAATGACAACGTCGGATGAATATGATAAATTACTGAACATTGATTGTATGAATCACGAAATCAAAACAATTCTTAATTCTTTGTTTTATGATGTTTTAAATATAGAATTTAATGCGTTCGGGTGGGCTCGTTCAATGTGCAAATATGGCGATTTCTTTTTATATTTAGATATTGATGAAAGGATGGGTATTACATCAGTAGTGGGGCTGCCGAATAATGAAGTTGAAAGACTCGAGGGACAAGATCCCACCAACCCCAATTACGTACAATATCAATGGAATGGCGCTGGTATGACTTTTGAAAATTGGCAGGTTGCTCATCTTCGTATTCTTGGAAACGATCGCCACGCTCCGTATGGGACATCTGTACTAGATCCCGCGCGTCGTATATGGCGTCAGCTTACATTATTAGAAGATGCGATGATTGCTTATCGTATCGTGCGTGCCCCCGAGCGTCGTGTATTTAAGATTGATGTTGGTAACATCCCGCCTCAAGACGTTCCACAGTATATGGAAAAAGTTAAAACCGAAATGAAGCGTAATTCCTTAGTTGATGCGGCAACTGGTCGTGTTGATCTTCGGTATAATCCATTGTCTCTTGAAGAAGACTACTTTATCCCAATGCGTGGCGGCGTTGGATCCGATATTACATCTCTCATCGGCGCTAAATCTCTTGATGATATTGAGGATGTTAAATATTTAAGAGACAAATTGTTTTCTGCAATTAAGATTCCTCAATCATATCTTACAAATCTTGAGGGAGCCGATGAAGATAAAACAACTCTTGCTCAAAAAGACATTCGGTTTTCGAGGACTATCCAGAGACTACAACGATCTCTTGTTTCTGAATTAGAAAAAATTTCTATTGTTCATCTTTATACGCTAGGCTTCCGCGGCGAGGATTTAATTAGTTTTAAATTATCTTTAAATAATCCATCTCGTCTTGCTGAACTGCAACAGTTAGAATATATGCGTACCAAGTTTGATACTGCAAATGCCATCCCGGAAGGCACATATAGTAAGCATTGGGTTGCCACTAATATTCTCGGTCTTTCCGATGATGAGTTTCTTCGCAACCAGCGCGAGTCTTTTTATGATCGTAAGTATCAGCAAGCTCTTGAAGGTGTTGCCGAGGAAGGTGCAGCCGAAGAACTCGGCGGTGAACTGGGGGGCGAACTCGGCGGTGAGCTTGGTGGCGAGCTTGGTGGCGAAGAACTCGGCGGCGAAGAACTCGGCGGTGAAGAACTCGGAGGGGAAGAATCGGCGCTTCTTACGGCCCCAGGCCGGCGAGACGAATTGCATGAGGACGACGCCGATGTACATCATTATGAAAAGGGATCTTATGAAACGGTTGCTAATGACGGTCGTATTGCGGGAGCTCCGGGCCCTTTCCGACGTGAAACTCGCGCTCTAGCTCAGGGTTCCGAAGCGCTTCGCGGCCGTTCCGCTCGTTCTAAAAGGCCTCAAGGAAGTATTGATGATCTGACATTTGGAACTAAACAACGAAACGAATCTATTTATAATAAGAGTGAATCAAGAATGTTTGAAAATACCGTGAGAGTTCGTCGACTTGTGGAGCAGATGGAGAAAAAAGAGGCTGAAAAAGATGAAACATAATAAGAAACGCAATACAGCATTTATTTATGAGACTCTTATAAGAGAGCTAACAAAGAGTATTATAGATAAGGATACCGATAAAAAAGATAAAACTGCAACAATCTTAAAAGAATTTTTTTCTAAGGGCGACGCGCTTGCTCGCGAGCTTGAGCTTTATAATATCTTGCTCGAGACAAGGCAAATTCAGCCGAAAGTTGCTGAGAGGCTATTGCAAGAAGCAAAGACGGCCTATGCTGCTTTAAATGAAAATACTATTTTTGATGCCCAGTCTCGTATTATAGCGGCCATTAACAAAGGATTGGGTAAAGACGTTTGGGGCAATTTTGTTCCAAACTTTAAATCTCTAGCCTCTGTTGATGCTATCTTTAATTCTAGAACGGCTGTTAAAAAAAGAGTTTTATTTGAACAGTCTATAATTGATAGAATGAGTGAAAAATTGTCACTCTCAGAGTCTGTCACATTAAAATCGCTTGATAATTTAACTTATAATTCTTTTATTAAGAAGTTTAATGAGAAGTATGGAAATCTTTTACAAGAACAAAAGGAATTATTAAATCATTTTATTACAAGTTTTGCTGATGATGGGTTCGAACTACGGCTTTACCTCAATGAAGAATTATCAAGGCTTAAAGGCTTACTTAGTAAAGCGGCAAACGTCGAGTTGGAGCCTCTCATAGAGCAAAAGGTTAGTGGTGTCACTGATTATCTTGAAGATTTTCGTAAGCGAGAGTTTGTACAACAAGATCTCGATAAGATTTTAAAGACACAGGAGTTAATCCGGGAGCTTTCAGTAAATGATTAAAATCAAAATTGGTGGGCCGCACGCAACTGTAGAACTTAATGCTCGCAAGGGTTTAGATGGTTCACTGCTTGTTATGGATCACAAAAAAATTGATATTGCTGTGATGCCAGAACAAATGAAGGTTGTTACTTTCCCGAAGGCAATAGCTAGTGAAGACGTTTACGATTATCAAAATCGTTTGCTCGAACTGCTCGCCTCGAAAGGTATCATTGATCGCTCTTCGATACAAGGCGGAAATGTCTTTCGATCCTTAGAAGGGGAGATTTATGGCAATGAAGAGATAAACCCCCTGCAGGCCGCTGTATATGTTGTTGCAGAATTCATTGACCATGAGGCCGCGAGCGAAAGAGTAGCAGACCAATACGAGAAAGAGTTGGAAGATATGTATACGCATCCGACCGACCGCGACTCCACCGAATATGGCGAAGTTCCTCAGTATGGCGACAAGGGCTCTATGCGTCCTGGCTACTACTACTATCCATTAAGAAATCGATATTAAGGTGGAATTGTTACACTTCGTTCTTGCTGCATACGGCATGACTTTTATTATTATTCATGGACATATCTTTAATAAGATCCGCCCAGCTTGCAAATCGATGTGGGGCTTCGGCCGATTATTCCACTGTCATTTGTGTATGGGATTTTGGGTTGGTGTGTTTCTATGGGGCATAAGTCCCTATACAGAACTATTTAATTTTGACTATACTTTAGTAAATGCGTTTATTTGCGGATGTATTAGTGCGGGAACATCATACTTTCTGAGTATGTTGGTAGAGGATTACGGGATCCGAGTGGTCCATAAAGGAGGTGAGCAATCATGAAAAAATGGATGATCCAACCGGTTCGTAGGTGCTGCTCCGGTAGCATACTTTAGGTGGGTGCGAAAGCACCCACGTTAAATAATAAGAGGAATTAATTATGGCACGCAGAAAAAATGTAAAAAGAATTGATCCGAGATACTTCTTGGACGAGACAGTGAATCGCGGAGAGGAAGAGCTTGAAGAGGGCCGCTACGGTCCTACCGGAGCGGATTACGCAAAGTATCACCGCAGTGTCACCGGCGGCGCAGACGCGGACGAATGGGGCAAAGAGCAACGCCGCCGCGGAAGCCCTGGTCTGACCGGGCCCCATGCAGTGCAGCGCCAGGGTCCGGGCCCCGAGGGACTCGGGGGCGACTCCGGGATCTCCGACGATGCCCGGGACCAGGGGAAGGGTGCTCCCGCCGCAAAGGCTGCCGCGGCTCCTGGCCCTGAAATCCCGGGATCATCAAGAGCGCGGAAGGAGTTGTTCAAGCCCGGAGGCGCGTGGGCGAAGAAACACGGTACGCCTGACGATCCCCATGGCCGCATGAAGCTCCCAACGTATGATCACGTGCAGGATTCCATCCAAGCGGCTATCGATTCTGGGCCGCCCCTAGGCGAACCTGGCCGCCAGCCCATCTTCGACCAAGCCAATGCGGACAGCGAGAAATGGGTCAAGTTGCACCCAAAGGAATTCCAGCAGTACCGAAAAGAACAGGGACAGAACGAATCCCTCACTCGCGGCCAACTCAAGCGAATAGTCCGAGAAGAGATTAAGAGAACTTTAAAGAGTAAATAACACGATGCCCCAACTTCTCCGAGAATACTATGAACTTTGCGAAGGTGGCGTCTGTCAGGATTTACTGACGGAAGCCGAGAAGAAGATGGTGCGAGAAGGCGCCATGTTCATTATGGGCAAGCTCCAAGAGGGCGGTTGTGAAAATGGTAACGGCCGCGTTTATTCTGAAGCGATTATGCAACGAGAAGTTAAGAAGTATGCTCAAGTTGTTGACGAGCGCCGCGCGCTTGGAGAGCTAGACCATCCCGAATCTTCCATAGTTAATCTGGCGAATGTTTCTCACATGGTTATCGACATTTGGATGGACGGGCCCGCTGTTATGGGGAAGTGCCAGGTACTTAACACTCCTGCTGGCCAAATCCTACGGGCTCTTGTGGATGCCGGCGTAAAGATTGGTATTTCATCTAGAGGTATGGGCTCCGTTACTGAACAGCAGGGAAAGACAATCGTAGAAGATGATTTCCAGCTTATCTGTTTTGATATTGTTTCGGAACCCTCTACGCCGGGCGCCTTCATGAGTCTTTCTGAGAATAAGTTAATGAATGAACAGGCTCAAAAGAACAATAAGCTTATAAACTTGATGAATGAGATTATAGGAGATTAAAAAATGGAAATTTTAAAACAAGAATTGGAACAGATTATCAAAGAAGAAATAAATGCTGTTATTGAAGAAGGATGGTTCGACCGCCAGCGCGCTCGCGTAGCCGGCGCCGGATCTGCCGCAAAAGGAGTTGCTCAACGCGGCGCAGCTGCAGCAAGATATGCGGCAACCGGGGAAGCCCCTCCTTCTGCTACTGCTCCTGGTGCATCCTATAGTCTAGGGAAAAAATCTAAAATTTTGGATCTTTATAAAAATAAGTACGCAAAGATCTGGCGCGCCCACGCCAAAAGATCTCTCAGTCTCAACAAAGAATTACACCAAGACGCGAAGGATCTCGGTTTATTAAGATCACCAGTTTTTCAAGAGTTAAAACAAGCTCTTAAGACTATGCGAATAGATCTCGATGAGCAGATCGATATGATTACTTCAGATTTTGACAATATTATCCGCGAGTTGGAATCCGGTGAATTAACAGAATAAAACATTTTAAATGAAAAAGACAGAATTAAAGAAAATTTTAAAGCCTCTTATAAAAGAGTGTATAAAAGAAGTAATATTTGAGGATGGAGTACTTTCGGGTCTTATATCTGAAGTTGCCCGCGGGATGCGCACAACCCAAACAGCGCCCTCATTGCAAACCGCCGAGACGAAGGCTGACCCCACTCTTGAAAGAATGAAGCGAAATGCTTTTAGCGCCCAACAGAGTGATAAATTAAAAAAACATAAAACAAAATTAATGGAAGCCATTGGCGGAGACGCCTATAATGGTATGAATCTTTTTGAGGGCACCACCCCAGCTGCGACCCAAGCTAGCCCTAGCCAACAGTCTCACCCCCTATCTGGACAAACCCCTGAAGATGCAGGGGTGGATATATCCAATTTGTTCGGGGCTGTTGGCGGAAATTGGAATGCTCATATGAGCGACGTAAAAGAAGGGAAGTAGGCGCAGAATGGCAACGAATGTTATGGTTGAACTGCGCCGCGGTGAAACAAGCGAGAGATTGATAAGAAGGTTTGTTAGGAAATGTAAAAAGGAACGCGTTGTCGAAACTTATAGAGAGAAAACCGATTACTACATCAAGCCGGCCCTTCGCCGCAAATTAAAACATCAGAAGGCAATTCGCGAACAACGAAAGCTGGAAAGGAAGAAGGATGCTAAATTGTTTAGATAAAACAGTTAATAGCATGCTATTTATTAGACGGAGACAAAACTATGGCTACATTTCAATATAAAGTAGGATTGGGCAATGTTGGATCATACCAGGTATCTGGAAAACCTTTTGCTAGTGGCAACATAGATGCCCAAGTTGGTTCGGGAGGTACGCACGGAGACGGCTCTGTAGCAATTCATTTTCCGACGGTGACTCGATGGGTACAAGTTAACAACAGCGGTTCTGTTGATTTAAGAGTTGGTTTTTCTGCTTTCGGCCTTACAGGTACTAATTATTTGCTTGTTAAGGCGGATACGGAGTTGGGCCCTCTGGAGCTTAAAGTAACAGAATTGCATTTGACTGGTGGTGTTAGCGGGGGGACATCTGTGATGGCTGGTTGTACGTTCATACCAACTGATTCTATTAACAATATCTCTGTCTCGTCAGGCGGCTCGAACTGGTCCGGTTCGGCTGGAGTCGGATAGACGGAGCCGTGTTTGGGGCTATGGCGGGAAATGGTATACGATGTATTATCGGCAGCGAGTCGCGCACTAAATAAATATAAGGCTTTTTATTGGGAGGGCCGCTAGATGGCCGATCCTAAAAATAAGTGGGCGCAACCGGCAGCCCCGCCGTCGCCTATGTTCTTTGGCAAAAAAGAACGCGACCTAGTAAAACAAGTAAATGACGAACTGGCCGAAAGGGTTGTAGGCCAGAGTATTGCTTATTATCCGATAAGCATTGAGGCGTCTAATTTTAATGATATTTATGGTGAAGCGATTGAGAAAGTATCTCTTCCTCCTGTTCGTGTATATGCGTTTGTTGAGGTAGAGAATGAACAAACTCATGACCGTTATGGATATGAATATAAAAGCAAATTAACAGTTAACTTTCACCGTAAGCGGTTAACAGCCGATCAAAATCTTTTTGTTCGAGTCGGAGACTTTGTCCAGTACGGCGATCAATTTTATGAGATTGTAAGGACCTATAATGATACTAGGTATTACTTTGGACAAGTAGAGCACAAGTTTCAGATAAGCGCCGAATGTATCACGGCCCGTGCCGGTACTTTCCGGGTGATGCCAAGCATCGATCGTACGCCGCCGGTAACTTCATCTACTTCCGCTGGCCCAGTAGCTGAGCCTCGCTCTGCGCCGTATCCTCCTGTTGATGCAGAATTTATAACAGTTGCGCTTGACGATAGGTTAACTAACGCGCGCTATTTGGCCGCCGGTGATGGTATTACGCTAACTGATGGCGGGCGCCGAAGTACGCTTTCGATTGCAGCAACTGGCCAGAATGCGGTAGGTGATACAGGATCTGTACAATTTCAAACAGGGGGCGGCACCTTTAGCGGAAGTGCAAACTTATTATTTTTAACAGCTAGCAGCACTTTATCGCTAACTGATTTGAGCGCGTCTGTTAATGTTTCGGCTTCCGCTTTTTATGGTGATGGTTCAAACCTAAGCGGATTAACTACCGAACCCGCCGGCGCTACAACTCAGATTCAATACAACGCCACGGGTGCTTTCGCGGGTTCATCGAATCTTACATTTAATGGAACTACCTTAACGGGTTCTTATACGGGTTCGTTGGCAGAAGTAACCACCCTGTCAGCTTCTTTAATGAATTTGCTACCCACTTCGGGAACTTTAGCGGGAACAGGAAGCTATTTGGGATTGGACGCGTCCTATAATTTGGTTTTAACGTCCGCCGCCGCAGCACCCGGAGGTGCGTCCACCCAAGTTCAGTACAATAATGCTGGATCATTTGCTGGCTCATCAAACCTTACATTCAACGGAACAACCTTAACAGGCTCATATACTGGATCTTTAGCTGAACTAACAACTGTGAGTGCGTCAGCGCTTTCGGTATCTGGAGATGCGACTCTTGGAGATGCTAGCGGGGATACTGTAACAATTACGGGTCAAACAATTGTTCTTTCTAATGTGGCCGCCGGCACCGACAATACGGTGCTTGTCTATAACGGCTCCTCTATAGTAACTGATGAAATTGATTCTCGTGTTTGGGGGTCGACTTTGGTTGATGCTTCTGGCACACCATCAAATAATCAAGTTGGCATCTGGACAGATGCCAACACATTAGAGGGGGATTCGAGTCTTACGTTCAATGGGACAACCCTAACAGGATCGTACACGGGTTCATTGGCAGAACTAACTACTTTATCTGCTTCCGCTACTTTGGTAACTGGTGATTCATACTTATCAGGCGGCCTTATCCACAAAAGAGTAACCGTTTCTTCAAACTATACTGCTTCTATAACAGATTATATATTGGGAGTTGCTTCTGTGCCAGTTTCAATAATATTTGATGCCACATCTTTCACTGATGGCCAAGTTGTTGTGATTAAGGACGAAAGCGGCGCTGCTTCGGCCGCAAACCCGGTTGCTTTGAGTGCATCTGCCTCTCAAACGATTGATGGCGAAGGGAATGTTGCAATAGAATCTCCTTATGGTGCTATACAGCTCTATTCTAACGGGGCCAATTGGTATATTTATTAAAAACAGAATTACTTTGCTTCTTTCTATAAGTTTAGACTAATTGGTACAGAAAACGATTGTGGATATAAGTTTTATTTTTTCTCATTCCTCCAGGTTGTGATCACAGTTTGCTTTTGTGGTTTTTCGCGCGTTTTGTCATATAATATAGGAGGATTTAAATATGACATATAAATATCAAAGAGGTACAGCGCTATTATCTGGCTCTCTAATACTTGATACAGGATTTAGTCTATCGGCTAGCTCTAATAGCCAGCTTGGAGATATTTCTACAGGATTTGCAGTTGGTTATGTAAACATTCTTAGCGCCAGTACTGTTGTTTCAGGCGCATTCTTTGAAGGGGACGCATCCAGACTAACGGGTGTTAGTACTTCTACTGTTGCAACTACGGGTACGTCGACCGACGCAACATACTATCCGGTTTTTGCTGACACGGCCGGCGGCGCCGCTGGCGAGACATTACGCATTCATTCGACAGTAAGTATTAATCCGTCCGATGGTGACATCTCTGGTTCGGGTGATCTTACGGTTAATAGTATTACGTTAGCTGAAGCCTTTAGCATCGCCGACGACGGTGACGCAGTATTGGGCGCCGTATCATCCAGTTCGGGACTTTTCTCGCCAGCTGGTGGCATTAACGTTGCTCAATTATTTACTGTAAGTGCAGCCGGTGCAGTTAGGATGCAAGAGTTTACCATCGGGGACAGTGAAACGATTGGTACGGATAGTGATAGTGATCTCCTCTGTTTGAATACTAGTCTTGTTGAAGTTTCTGGGGCCCTTTCAGCTTCCACAAACATTACAGCGGGTGGACAATTAACAGTTGGTGATATTCTTTCTATTTCGAAGGGATTTATGTGGTCGAAAGTCTCAGTAACTTCGAGTCAGGATCAGGCCAGCGACCATACTATTGTGGCTGCTGATGCTGGTACTATTTATCTTTGTGCGTCTGGATCTATCATTACATTACCAGATGCAACGGCTAATGAAGTCGGTACTCGTGTTTATGTTGTTAAGAATAGTGATGGAAGTGCAAGTGCTACCTTCCCGGTTCAGATTACTGGAGCTGGCTCTCAGTTAATTGATGGTGGGCTGCATATTGCGCTTGAGTCGCCTTATGCTTCTGTCAACTTGTATTCGGATAGTAGTAACTGGATGATCTTCTAAGCCGAAGCTTTCTTTGGGTTAGAGACAACTATACAAATTTGGGGGTGAGTATCTTGGGATACTCACCCTTTTTGTTTTTGAGTTTCTATTTATAAAAGAATGGCATATAAATACACAACCGGTAGTGTTCAGCATGGTGACATTTATAATGAAGATGATGCTCAGGGAAACACTTATTTAGATTGGAGCGAAGATGCTTTAGGGGTCGTCGCCGGGGGAACCACCAACTTCGTAGTTTCGAGCTCGACGGTTGGCATCGGGACGGGCGCGCCAAGTTCTAGTTTTGCTTTAGATATTCCTGTATCTGCATCTACCGTAAGAATGGGACGCCTTGAATTAGGTGCGTGGCCCACCTCGACGGACTACGGGTTTATAGGGCATAGTTATCAAGACCACCATGGGAGCGGCAAGCACCTTAAGTACAATGTTTTGATCAGTTCGGCCGGAGATCTAAGTTTAAACTCTGTTGCTGGTCAAGATATGTATTTCAGGATTGGTGCCGCAATAAAGGCGGCTATTGATAGCAATGGTTTCTTTAGTATTGGGCCCAACGCAGGATCCACATGGGCCCCAACGTCTCTCCTACATCTTTCCTCTTCTGATGATAGTATGATATTCATATGTCATGATTCGGAACAGAATCCTGTATTGGCAGTGACGGGTTCGAACCGCGTCGGCATCGGGACATCATCGCCGGACTCTCTTCTCCACGTTTCGTCTTCTGGAGATGAAGCGCTTCTGTCGGTCGACGGCGCAACGAACGGAACGGTTCTCTTTGTAACAGGCTCTGGTAGGGTCGGCATCGGCACCGCAAGCCCTACACATGAGTTTGAGGTTTATCCGGATACCGATGTGACTGCTGAAATTGGGCGCGCCTTTGTTGGCCATAACGGCTTCAATTCAGACGCAGCAACGTTCGGCCACAGAGATCTGCAGGGCTCGGCTTATGCGTTGTACCAGAATGCTGCTGGCATGACTATCGTGAATGCGCATAGCGGTCAGGACATGTATTTCCGAATTAATAATAGTAACAAAGCGATCCTAGACAGCAGCGGACAATTTGGTATTGGAACAACTAGCGCCCAGTCCCTCCTCCATGTTTCGTCTTCTGGAGATGAAGCGCTTCTGCAGGTCGACGGCGCGACGAACGGAAATGTTCTTTTTGTAACCGGTTCCGGCCGTGTCGGCATCGGCACCGATTCGCCGTCCGAAGCACTATCCGTTATAGGTGATATTTCAGGATCCGGAGATCTTCTTCTAGGCGGCAAGATCGGTCTTGGAAACAAACAGGACAGCACCCCATCAGCTATGTTGCATATTTCGTCTAGCTACACCCAAGCCAATCCTCTCGTTCAGATCGAATCGGGCGACGATGGCTCGGACGGCGCCCAGTTGCTGATTAAGGGCAATATGCTCCCGGCGACGCAGGCGGCCTCCACCCTTATTGAACTTAACTCTAATATTGACTACCGCGCCCGGGGCATACACCTCACCTGCGACGACGGCAACGAGGAGTGGTTTGCTGGTGTTCCATACGTCGGCGCAAGATATCAGATAGGGTTTGATGGCACCAACGGGAAGCCATGGTGGTCAGTGAGTTCATCATTCGATATACTAGAAAGTGGAGATGTCGGCATCGGTACAGCCGGCAACCCCGCCGCAAAATTTCACGTAATAGATACTGGAGAAGTAATGAGGCTTGGTTATGACTCGACCAATCATACTGCTTTTACTGTGAGTTCGGACGGAACATTGACGGTAACTACCAATCAAAGTACTGCTGATCTAAAACTCCAGCCCGCGAGCACACTTGAACTCGGCACAGCGGCTACGGATGCCGTGTATATAGGTCGAACTGATGCCACCAGCGATACTATCATATGCGGAGGAACTTCTGGGGCAGAAGTAATGAGGATAGACGGGAGTGCGGATAGTGTCGGCATCGGCACGGCAACACCCACGGCTCAATTAGCAGTTAATGGTGCCCTTCACGTTACGGGAAGCATTTTGCCCGGAGCAGATAATTCACACGACCTAGGTTCATCCGCAATGCGATGGGCAAATGTTTATACTGGCGACTTACACTTGGCTAATGAACGCGGAGATTGGACTGTTGTTGAGGAAGAAGACTATCTAACTATAAAGAACAACAAAACCGGTAAGCGCT